TCCGCGCTGATGGCTATGAGCCGGACGAAGTGCTGCGTCAGTTCGGCGAGTGGAATGCGCTGCTCGATGCGGCCGGCATCGTGCTCGACACCGACCCGCGGAAGGTGAGCGCAGCGGGCCTGACGCAGGCGCGTCCGCTCGGCTCGGCGATGCCGCCGACAGGCGAGCCGCCAGCCGAGGCAGAACCGCCGCCAGCGCCCGCCGCGCCAAAATCCCCGCCAGCAGGCTGACCCTAGAATCGCAACGATGGAGGAGTGCACATCATGAGCGACGGTCTTCTACAGACCCGCGCGATGTTCGCGCCGGAGACGATCAACGTCGAGGAGCGAACTGTTGAGCTGGTCTGGTCGACCGGCGCTCAGGTGCGACGCGCAAGCTGGTCGCGCGGCGACTACATCGAGGAGCTGAGCATGGCGCCCGGCGCCGTGCGGATGGATCGCCTCAACAAAGGCGCGCCGCTGCTCGATGCGCACGACTCCTTCTCACTGCGCAGCCAGATCGGCGTAGTGCAGCGAGCATGGCTGGACGGCAACGAGGGCCGCGCCCTGGTGAAGTTCAGCCGGCGTGATGACGTGGAGCCCATCTTCCAGGATGTGCAAGACGGCATCTACCGCAACGTCAGCGTGGGCTACAAAGTCCACAAGACGGAGCGCGATGAGACCGGCGCTGTGCCGGTTGAGCGCGCTGTGGACTGGGAGCCCTATGAGCTCTCGCTGGTCCCGATCCCGGCCGACGCCGGGGCCCAGGTGCGCTCCGAGGAGCCGCCTGCAACCCAACCTGAAAAGGAACGATCCATGACCCTTCCCGTTGATGGGGTGCAGGCTCCCGAGCCCACCCAGGAGAACGAAACCCGCGCCGCGGCCCCTGTGGCTGCGTCTGTGGTGAACGCCGATGAGGTGCGCGCTGAAGAGCGCCGCCGCACCGCCGGGATCCTCGACGCTGCACGCAAGCTGAAGGTCGGCGACGATCTGGCTCACAAGCTGATCGCTGATGGCGTCACCCTCGACGAGGCCCGCCTGCAGCTGATCGACGCCAAGGCCCAGGACGAACTGCGCACCCCCGCACAGTCCCGGATCGAGGTGACTCAGGACCACGGGCAGAAGCGCTTCGACGCCAAGCTCGACTACCTGAAGTTCCGCTCCAACCTGGGCGAACTGACCGACGGCGGCGCCCGCGAGTATCGCGGCAGCACGCTGCTCGACATGGCCCGCGAGTCCCTGGAACTGGCTGGCATCAGCCACCGCGGGATGGACAAGAGCGAGATCGCCGTTCGTGCGTTCCACTCGACCTCCGACTTCCCGCTGCTGATGGCCTCCATCCAGCGCGTGAGCTTGAAGGCCGCCTATGGCGCAGAGGTGCAGACCTGGGCGCCGCTGGCTGAGCAGCGCAACCTGCCCGATTTCCGCGACATGAAGGAGATCGAGGTCGGCGGTCAGATCCTGCCTGAAGAGATCAAGGAAGGCGGCGAGTACAAGACCGGCACCATCCAGGAGCAACAGGGCACCTGGAACCTCTCGGAGTACGGCAAAAAGCTGGTGATCGGCCGTCGTCTGATCATCAACGACAACCTGGGCTACATCACCCGCGCTGTGCAGGTGCTGGCCCGTGGCGTCGCCACCTTCGAGGCCAACCAGATGTGGGGCCTGATCACCGGCAACGCCAAGTGCATGTCGGATGGTGTGGCTCTGTTCCACGCCAGCCACAACAACACCGGCACCGGCGCGATCGGTGTGACGGCCATCGCGGCCGCCCGCCAGGCGATGCGGAACCAGAAGGACTTCACCGGCAAGAACCCGCTCTACGTGGTGCCGCAGTACATCCTGCTGCCGACCACGCTGGAGACGACCTTCGAGCAGTTCAACGCTCCCTTCACTCCGACCCAGACCAGCAACGTCAACCCGTTCACCGGCAAGCTGACGGCGATCGTTGAGCCTCGCCTGGACGCCAGCAGCACCACCCAGTACTACATCACTGGCAACTACCCCGGCGTGACGAAGCTGATCTACGGCTACCTCGAAGGCGAGGCCGGCCCGACCATTGAGTCGGAGATCAAGCGCGATCCTGACGGCATCGTGACCTACCTGCGTCACGACTTCGGCTGCGCCGTCGGCCAGCACCAGGGCTTCTACCGCTCCACTGGCGCCTGACCCTCTCCCATCATCTGAGGACTGATCCATGAAGAACTACGTTCAAGAGGGCTGCTACGTCGAAGTGGCTCTGCCCTATGCCCGCCTGTCGGGTGAAGGTGTGCTTGTCGGCAGCCTGTTCGGCGTGTGTGTGGTGGATGGCGCCTCTGGCGCCTCCATCAACATCCACACCGAAGGCGTCTATGACCTGACCGCCGCCACCGGCGCCAACACTGACGCTGTGGTGGGCGCCAAGGCTTACTGGGACAACACCAACAAGCGCATCACTCCGGTGAGCACCAGCAACAGCTACGTCGGTGTGTTCCTGGCTGCGAAGGCAACGGCTGACGCCGTGGCCCGCGTTCGTCTGAACGAGTTTGTGGCCTGATGATCAACGACCTGGCCAACCGTGCTCTGGGCGCTGTGGTGAGCGTGATGGGGGAACCTGTCACGATCACCCGCGGCCAGAGCACGGCCCAGGTCCGCGGCGTCTACCAGGCCTCGCATGTGGGCCTGGATCCAGAGACCGGCGTGCAGGTGCGTTCGACGCAGCCTGTTCTGCTGATCAATCGAGCAAGCCTGCCCTGGGATCCAAAGCAGGGCGACACCGTGGTGGCGCGCAGCACCACTTACCGCGTGAGAGACGCGCAGCCTGATGGTCACACCGGCTGGCTGCTGATGCTGCACAGAACCAACACCGGAGCTTCGCCATGAGCCTTCTGCTTCACGTCTTCAACTCGGCGACCAATCAGTGGGAAGCCGCAACCAGTGAGCTGCTGAACAGCGTCAAAGCAGTTGGCTTCCAGGCTGCGAGCAGCGTGACGTTCACGCGCCCGAATGACACCACCGCCTACGCGGCTGGTGACGCGGTGAGCAATTCGACCAGCTCGCCGACGATCCTGACGTTTGCTGGCGCTGCGCGCGCAACTGGCGGCAGTGGATTGATCCTGTCTGCTCGACACATCAAGAACAGCGTCACCACCGCCAACGCCACATTCCGGCTGTGGCTGTATCGCGACACGGCAAGCGCCGTGAACGACAACGCGCAATTCCCGCTGCTGTGGGCGAACAGAGCGAACCGGATCGGCTTCATTGACTTTTCGCACACGACAGCCGGCACAGGCTCTGACAGCAGCAGCAGCTTGGCGACCTACGTGGGCCTGCCATTCGCGGCGGTTGGCACTGCGCTCTACGGCCAGCTGACTGCGACTGCCGCCTACACCCCCGCAGCACAAGAGCAGCACTTCATTGAGCTGCAGATCGCGCAGAACTGAGCCATGAGCATCGGTCTTCAATCTCGCCGGGCGCTGCTGCTGAACGGCCCCTGGGTCCGCAACGACCTATGGCGTCGTGCTCGCGCCGTGCCCAGCCTGGACCTGCGGTTTGCCGACAACAAGTCGCTGACGGATGCAGTGACGGGGCAATCGCTGGTTACCTTCACCCGCGCCAGCTCTGGGACGTATGTGGGCAGCGACGGGCTGATCAAGACTGCTGCCACCGACACCCCACGCTTCGACCACAACCCTGCGACTGGCGAGAGCCTGGGGCTGCTGGTGGAGGAGGCGAGGACCAACCTGCTGACCTACAGCGAGCAGTTTAATAATTTGGCTTGGAGTAAGTTTAGATTAACTGTAACTCAAGATGCAGCAATAGCACCAAACAACACTATAACAGCGGATAAATTAGTACCCAATAACGGAACTACAACTGGAGCTTGTTACAGTTTAGTAACTGTAACTATTGGAAACTCTTATGTTGTATCAGTTTATATTAAGGCTGCCGAACTTGGATTTGCATTTGTTGCAAACAACACACGCGTTTCCACTACTGACGCTGGAGTCTGCGTAAATCTGTCTACCGGCGCAATAACAAATGCCGGCGCAAGTGGAACTTATGTTGTCACCAATGCGGGCAATGGTTGGTGGCGTGTCAGTTGCGCCACGACTTCGACTAGCTCAAACGCATTTTTTGAGATTTATCCTTTGGCCGCGGCTGGCACATGGAACAGCTCTACAGGCGACGGCACCTCCGGCATCTACATCTGGGGCGCCCAACTAGAAGCCGGCGCATTCCCCACCAGCTACATCCCCACCACGACAGCCAGCGTCACCCGCAGCGCGGATGTGGCGAGTATTGCGGGAAGTAATTTTAGTAGGTGGTATAACCAGAGTGAAGGGACCATGTTTGGTTCAATAAGAACAAGAGCACCAGCAAGTGCAAGTAATGGGTTTTTGTTTCAATTCACTGATGGAACATCCAATAACAGGATAGAACTGTTGCAACAAGGATCTGGAAGCGCATACTTAAGGATTTCCACTCTTTTTAGATCTCTTGGCGTTACAACAGCTAACTTTCTAAATCAAGAGATTGGCTGGGCTGCTGATGGAATTACGGTAGACAATGTCGCGCTGGGATGGAGCTCCTCTGGATTTATCCTACAAACAAAGTTCAGTCCAAATCCGGGGACTGGTAGCGGCAGTTATCCACAAAATCTAAATCAAGTTGTATTTCAACATACAGGCACCATCGCCCGCCTCACCTACTGGCCCCAACGCCTTAGCACCCTGCAGGCGATCACCCAATGACAACCATCTACCTCCGCTTTCCCAATGAAGCCACCGGCATGGCTGCCCTGGATGCTGCTGGCTTCACCACCACCGATGAAGACGGCGCCACGACGGTGCTCACCGCCAGCCACACGCACGCGCTCGACGTGATTGGCCCGATCGTCGAAGGCGGCACCTACGACCCAGAGACCGGCGAGGTGCTCACACCACCCACCGCACTACCCGGCTGGCACGTCAACTACATCGGTGAGTTGCCGGAAGCCTGGGAGCAGTATGTGGTGGAACCTAAGCGGCCTCGGAGGGTGTTTGCGTGACGCATCCCCGCGCCACGATCCGCAACGCCGCCGTCACCCGGCTGGGGCAGAGCCTGACGTCGCCGCCTGCTGCGCCCACCTATCGCACCGCGGCCGGCCCTCGTGTCTTTGCCGGCCGGCTGATGCCGGTCGAGGAGCCTGAGCTCCCGGCGATCGTCGTGCACACCCGCGACACCGAGCGCAACACCGAGCGCTCGCCCTCACACTGGAACGGCTTCGAGCAGCGCGAGTGCATCCTCTCGATCGTCTGCGTCGCGCAGAGCTTCGACAACATCGACGACGACCTGGACGACATGACCGACCAGGTCGAGGCAGCCCTGCAGTCCTGGGAGGTCCCAGGCCTTGAGGCTGCCGAGGTGATGTACCAGGACACCAGCTCCCAGGATCCTGACTTCGACGGCAGCCTGGCCACCGGCGCCGCCGTGGTCCGCTACACCGTCACCTACCGCAAGCCCTACCGCGACACACCTAACCCCTACGTCGTCTGCGATGACGAGCCGTTGGAGCAGAGCGGCGCCTATCCTGGAGGCCGCATCACCTGCGATGGGCAGAGCGGCGCGGCGTGCCCCGTCGGCAACGCCACCATCACCGCCAACGGCGAGGAGCTCACCTGATGGCCACCACCCGCAAGCGCGCTCGCACCGACGAGGGCAAGTTCCAAGCGGACGATCCGGCGACGCCAGCAGTCAACGAGGCCTACGTGCAAAACCTGCCGCTGACCGTCGACAGCCTGGCGGCCTTCATGGAGATCGAACAGCCGGACCGCGCGCGCCTGGCCCTGGCGCTCGACCTGGCGAAGGAAGCCGCGCTGGCGGCCACCGGCCAGCCCGTGGGCGACGCTGCCCCCCATGGCATCCGCCATGGCGTTCACATGCTGGCCTCGCAGCTGCTGATCAAGGACGCCCTCGAGGCCGCGCCCGAGAGCGCTGAGATCCCTGGCGTCGTCCGCTACCTGTGGAAGACCGCCGATGCTGGGCGTTAATCGCTCCGATCAACTGACCGCCGGCGTCGGTTCTGCCGAGGGCACCGACCACGCCCGGCGGCTCAGCAACGTCGCCCGCTACGGCACCGTCCAAGAGGCCGACTACACCGGCGCGACGGCCGGCTTTCCGGCGATCCGCGTGCAGCTCCAGGAGGGCGAGATCCTCACCGACTGGATTCCGTGGTTCACGCCGCGCGCTGGCAACGACCGTGTCTGGGATCCGCCGGAAGTGGGCGAGGTGGTGATGGTGCTGGCCCCGTCTGGGGAGCTCGGCGCTGGCGTCGCCATCCCTGGCCTGTTCAGCAACGGCAATGCCAACGGCAACCGCGCCGGCCTGCATCGCCGCACCTTCCAAGACGGCACAGTGGTGGAGTACGACCGCCAGGCGCACAAGCTTCTGCACGACGTCAAAGGTGATGTGCAGATCAAGGCCAGCGGCAAGATCGAGATTGAAGCTGCAGGCAGCCTGACCCTGATCGGCGACTGGATCGACCTGAACCCTCCCGGCAGCGGCGGTGGAGGC